ATATACTGACAGCCATCTTTGCACATTCAAAATCAAACTCTTTTTCTATTCTATCTTTAAATGCGTCATTGTCAGGGCAACCATATTCATAGAATATCTTAGTTAGATTCTTAAGAGATAGTAACGATTTAAATGCGTGAAGCTTCAGGTATTTTAGTGACTTAATTTTTCTTATAGACTGCCCATTGTTGTAATAAAGACAAATACCTTCGCGGTCGTCCCAAGTTTTTATATCCTGAAAGAGTAAGCCTCGCTCAGTAAATTCATACTTTTTAGGGCGCTTAAAACCAAAAGCCAAAGCTATGACATCCAACTCTAACTGCGTAGACATCGAATAGTCTTCATGCTTGATGCAGGCGATCAGGTACAATTCTGGTTCTGGGTATGCAAGCACGATACGGTTCTTTGGAGATACCCATTCAAAAATGTATGTCCACTGGTCGGTAATATCAGCATCAAAGAACTTAGAGTACTTCTTTCTTAATTCGGGGATCTCATCGGCGTTAGGCATTGTAACGGTGTCAGGCGCTCCACGCGTCCTTATAATTAACTGGTCTTTATACTTAGACACAATAAGAGCTGAACCATCTAGCTTTTCGATGGCTTGGCATACGTCTGTTTCGTTGGGGGGTGGCGTAATCGCTGGCTTTTCTTCGTAGTTAAAAAACTTCTTAAACGATGCCGAGATTAATTCCCCTTCGCTGTTCCACATAGAAGAACGGAAATGTAGTGTTTCCTCAGTCCAATCAAAACCAATGAAGTTTGGACGAATCAGGGTACATTCTTCTCCAGCAGCAATATGCTTAGTAACAATTAATCCTTCTGTCGGTAGTTTAGTTAAATCAATTTTCATACTCATCCCTCCCCCTTTGCATTAATAAGTAAGTTTGCCGTTGCCGTAGCCGTAGCCGTAGCCGTCGCCGTAGCCGTTGCCGTCGCCGTCGCCGTCGCCGTAGCCGTCGCCGTAGCCGTCGCCGTTGCCGTTGCTGTAGCCGTCGCCGTTGCCGTAGCCGTAGCCGTCGCCGTTGCCGTTGCTGTAGCCGTCGCCGTAGCCGTCGCCGTTGCCGTTGCTGTAGCCGTCGCCGTTGCCGTTGCCGATATCTAAACGTTCAATATCAGTTATTTGCATAGCTTCTCCCATTTTGATTGTTCACAATCTAGTAGTGCAATGACAGCCAACTCATGGACATTAACCGTAGGTGCTTTATCAAGTTTAGTACTAGACGTTGGACCATTAATAGCAATCTCTCCTAACCCTGCCGTTGTTCCCCAAACTCTAACAATATACCCATCTTTAATTTTATACTCGGAACCAGTTTTATAAACTTTGCCAACTACTACCCAAGCGCGATTAAGGATAGCGATCTTAATGTCACCATTGGGGCAAGTACACCCTACTTCTCCAGAAGTTCCGAATAAGCTTCGTAGCTCTTTAATTTCACCAAGTGTCAATTTATCTAAATTACTCATAATACATTTTCTCCTAATTAAACGTTAAATTTATAAAATACCCTTAGCCGTAGTACGTAGGCAGCGGTAGCCGCCATCTTTGATTTCTTTTTTACTTAATACTCCAAAATCTAAATAGAACGTCTCCCAAGCAATTTTGCGAGAGGAGCATACGCCACTTCTAATATGGAAATAGTTAGAATGTTCGTGACAGCTCCACACCGCCCAGCCTGTTTCTGTTACGTGCTTTGGTTTAATTACTTTTCTTTTTGTCGTCACTTTATCCCCCCCCCCTGATGCTTTTTCATACCATTATTATTTTGCTTTCTTCGCTAGAACCTTGAAACCCTTGTGCTCCCTGACATCCCTGATAACCTTGACCACTCTTAACTAAAGTAGATCTAACTTGCACAGTCCAGTTTATGCAGTCCACAAAATGCGCGTCTTCTTTGATACCTCTACAAATTAAACTAAAAGCCTTGTCACACCCATCCTTGGTAGAAAATAAAATTCTATCTATGACCTTATGTTCCTGTACTATTTCAATTGAAGGTCCACGTAAAAAGCCTGACGCTTTATTAAGATCCCAATACGTATTAAAATTTATAACTCTGTCTGATAAATAAATGTTCATAATTAATCCTTTTTCTGCTCACTTTCTAAAATCATATCAAAAATAATTCTTTGACAGTCCATAATTCCTGTACGCAAATCCTTTCCCAACACAATCTCATCAGCAGCAGTACCTCTATAAATTTGTATAGAGTAGCCGTCTTCATGCTTAGTAAAAGTAAATTGGTTCATAGGAGGTGATTCAATCCAATCTTTGTTAGCCATTTTTATGATTATCCAAAAGTTCGTCCAATAGCGCTGTCAGCTCATCGGTGGTATTAAGAACCTCGTTTGTCCTTTCACCGTTTCGCTTTTGAATGGTAATGCAAATCATGTCACGGCTACCAACTCCAAACTCTATCTGGAGCAGGTCTAGCTTATGCTCACTAACCGGTTCAGGAGCATTACGACGCTCTAAATACTCTTCAGTTTCTATAGCTCTCATCTTATCTTCATCAATCATATCTTCTCCTGACCAATCGTTTTCGTTAAATACAATTCCTGTGGTGAATAACATTTGATACTCCATTCTCATAACATCTGATTATATTACATGTCAATCTTTTTATTTACAATAATAAATCGTAATTGGACACAAAAATAAAACTGTGTCATGAAATAAAAACCCGACTCCAAAGCTTCAGGTCAGTGGAAGTCGGGAAACGAGATAAGGAACGTTTTTTAATCTACTATCTAAGGGGATTAGATAATACTATCTTCGATTTCAGCTGATGCGTTAGTATCAGCGTCATCTAATTCTACTTCTAATTCTTCGGCTGACTCTAATACTGCAGTTCTGCCCTGTCCGAATGCCTCTCCTGCTTTCCAAAACTGAATAGCATTAAGAGCAAAAGTCACACCTCCACCGGACTGTTCATAGGCAAATACAGTAATCTGCATTTTACCCCAGTCACCACCTTTAATGGCCGCGATCTCATCTTTAGTAAGTTGGTCAAACTTTCCTGATGAGCCTTTTTTAGGTCCGATAAATACAGGCTGAATAGCTGGTTTGTCTTTTCTCTTTCCTGATTTAGCTCTGATAAGGATGCATCCTTTCATTGCTTCATTCTCAATTTTGTCATCAGAATCGGTATCTCTAAATGGGCTTCTCCACTTATCAGATTTTAACGTGTAAGAAGGACCAAACGCCTCTTTACCTATTTTTAAAACTGCTTCTTGTAGAGCCTTACCTGACTCTTTAAATACCGCTTTTGGTATTAAAAGATCGGTTTTATAGGCCCCATCTGAGTAAGTTCTACCCTCATCAGGTGATACAAAGAAGGGAAATGAGAATCTCCCTGCTGCTGTCCATAGTCTTACCGGTTCTTGTTTGCTTTTTGCCATACGTGTTTTCCTTAAATCCCTGTTATTATATAAAGCGATTAATCCCCTACAGGTATGGAAATAATCACTACCCATTATTCGAGTTCCTCTAATTTACCTATTAAAATTGCCTCTCGCTTATCTTCCGCGCGAACCAATTCTAGCTTTCCTTCACCCTGCTCAACGAGATCATCAATCACACCCTTACCCAATAGTTTTTCAGCTTCTACTATACCTATTACTTTATGACTATAAGGATCATCAATTCCACGTTCCTGAAGTATATCTCCTACTTTGTTCTTATCCTTCCAGCGTCTGGAACCTTTTGTTTGGATTAACTTTAACGCGTCATGTGTAATGCCCGCTTGAAACGCTTTAGAAAGATTAGAAGCTACAGCATCTAAAAGTGACTCAATTGCCTTTTTCTTCAGGAATATTGCCACCTGTTCGTCTAGGGTTAATTCTTTGACCCTCTCAGTAAGCGGAAGTTCCTCTGCGTCTTGTAAACCATCAAGGAGTTGTCTCTTTTGGGCAACACACTTACCATTAGCTTTACAAAAACGGCAATGAGAGCCTGCATGAAGGTTATCTTCGATGGAGTACTTTCCATCGTAAATGTCTTTGGCTCTACCAACGATAGATGTGATTTTGTCTTCATACTTTTTAATGTCTTCCCCTTTAAAACTAAACCGTGTCCATCCGTCTTCTAACCTGACCTGTGCAATGATAATCATGCAGGTGCCTACGTTAAGGATATCTAACGTGTTAATAGCACCTAAACCGTAAGCAATACCCTGCAGGTTTTCCTCTGCTGTTACACGTACTCCCCTTCCTGCCTTCCAATCTAAAACTACAATATCGGTTTTACCCGTCTTATTAGATTTGCCAACAAACACTACGTCAGCGGTTCCGTATATGTCATCATTAACCGCTATTTTTAATTCGAAATGACTCTTAACATTTGTATGTTTATCTATAAATGAACTTCTTAATTCCTTTAATTCTTCAATAGAGGAGCAAACATACTCCTCCATCCAATCTACTGTACTGATTACCTTGAATTCCTCAGCCAAATGCAGAGGATCAAAAATAGTACTACAGGCGGTTTCCATATGTGCATGAAACTCAGTCCCTTCCTTGGCATATTCTGATTCAGGTAAATCAGGCATGTCTTTAGTATAGGCAATCTTTCCTGGACATTTCTCTAATGCAGATAGTCCTGATGGGGACCCAAACTTTGCGTGGGTTTTAGACATCTAAATCATCCTTTAAAAGTACATCCATCAAAACACACATATCTTGCATCTCTTCTTCAGTATAAACCGACCCATTAATAGTCCACTCCAAAGGCAAACATAACTGTACTGCTAATTGCAAATCATCCGAGTAACTCATCTCCAAGTACCTCCTTAATAAACTTCTCTTTGTTATTTAACGCTTCTAAAATATCCTCATCGATGGTTCCAACTGCGACCATCTCAACGATGTTACAACATTCTTTTTGTCCAATTCTGTGAACTCTATCACGCGCCTGTGCTCTTAAAGTTGGACTCCAAGGTAACTCGATAAATAGCACATGTGAAGAAGCTGTCAAAGTAATTCCTACACCTCCAGCTTGACAGTTTAAAATAATCACATCAGCCTCACCATTTTGAAACAACTCTACACTTTTCTCCTTCTCACTTTGACTCTGTGCACCTGTAAACTTTACTACTCGCTTACCACTAAGCTTTTCTATTATCCCGTCAACTACTGCAACGTGAGTGCAAAAGACTACAAGCGGTTCATCAATGCCATTAATGTACTCAACTGCAGCGTCAATCTTAGCCTGCCCAATACTACTTGTTACACTCATTACGTGTGCAGGTAATGCTTTACCTGTTGCAATCCTGTGTTTTACTAAATCTTTATCAAGGGCTAGGGACTCGGCTACTATCTTATGGTCTATCTCAATAGGAATCTGGCTCACAATTTTGTCAGGTAAATCTAACAAAACGTCTTTTTTAAGGTAACGTATTGATATCCTTTTAAAAGTATCACGCAGCACAGGCAGCATTTTCTTTTTGCATCCTGTGTAATCAAAGCCACCAGTCCAAAAGTTTTTAACTGTATTACAGTACTCTTTACTAAACTGCCAAAAGCTACCCCATTTACCAGGCTCGATGATTTCTAAATAAGGGTAATAGTCCTGCGCGTTTTTGCTTGCCGGTGTACCTGTTAGCAGCCATACATAGGCGTCAGTGTTCTTACATAAGCTGACAAATCCCTTGCATGTCTTTGATCTCCAATTTTTGAAATTGTGCGATTCGTCACTTATGATGCAATCCCATTTGAGTTTTAACAATCGGTTAATGTTTTCAGATTTTTGTATGTAGTTATAGCTACAAATTATAAATCTCTGCTCTCCTGATAATTCTATAACAGGTGTTTTAGTTTTAACGGTTATTACCTGAGCGTCACTAATCCACTTCTTTATTTCTGCTTGCCACATCAGTACTAGCGATGCAGGACAAATAATCAAAACGTTTTTAGCTTTTAATCGTACAGCTCCACTAATCGCCATCAAAGACTTTCCTAATCCTGGCTCGCAAGCATTAAGGCAACGCTTACTTGTCAACATGAAATCAACTGCTGTTTGTTGGAAAGTGTATAAATTTGGTTTCATGTGTTTTGTTTGTTGACGTGTTATCTGAATTGAGAGTACTCTCGTGCTTCACGTAGTGCAACAATAAAAATACAAAATATGAAAAATAATAAAAAAGACACTTGGCTCGGAGTAAGGATACCTAAACATGTTATGCTATCACTTAAAACAAAGGCAGCTAAACAAGATAGGTCTGTCTCTTACTTAGTACTTAAATATGTTCTTAAAGGTTTAAAGGAGTAATTTTATGGATGAAACAGATAAAAAGGTTAAGGAATTGTGCGAAAGTGTTGAGAATGCGTTCTTTGATAATATGTGTATAGCAACTTCCTTTGTACGTGAATACAGATTTGCCTGTCAGGATGATGATTTTTATTCTAATAAAGCGAAAAGGACTTTCACTTTTGATGATATGTCACTTTCTCAAATCGCTTTCTTCAACAAATGGGATAATGAGGAAAAGAGAAAATATCAACGTCAAGTGGAAATGCTTGAACAAGATAAGATTAGGCTTGTTAGGGAAAATAGACTTTTGCACAACAAGATTTCTGATTGTCTAAAATGTTTAAAATAATACAAAAGTTTCCGATTGATAGCCTAAATCAAGTATACACCAACAAACTATGTCTCTTATTAAACCTACCTTTTATTGAATATAAAACCTGGGTAACTCTTAAGAGCATGAGAAATTGTATTCTTCCTATGGGTTTTTCACCTATCGATTACGCACGAAAAGATTTAATTGACCTACTTTACTTTGAGGAATCTAATGACTTCAGAATTCACCCCACCAAATTCACCCAACTGTTACAAGACGAAGTTAGAAGAAGAATTAAAACAGAAAAACGAAAGTGAGTACCTTGTATTTGATGTAATTGACCATCCCAAAGTAGATGTAAAAACCTGTACACAGCAGGTAAACATATTCTACAAACATTTTCCATACACAGTTCATACTGTTGTTGTCCTTAAGGAAGGGAGTCGAAAAACAGTAGTTATCAATAACAAACAGGAGCTAATTAACACCTGCGTAAACTACAATAACAAAGGATATAACATCTACTTCATGGTTAATGAGGGTACAGGTGTTACGCATCCTGATAAAAAAACACCTCGTTCACGCCATTCGGTTAAATTCATTACTAATTGCTTCATGGATACGGATGGTTGTCCATATGAGCAAGTAAAAGCATATCTAGATTCAATTAACCTAATGCCTCACTTAGTGATCAACAGCTCAGAGGGTAAATATCATTGGTACTTCCATATTGATCCTATAGAACCTTCTCCAGAGACAGTAATCCAATGGAAAGCAGTTCAGGATATCTTACATCGTCTAGGTGATGTAACTATTACCAACCCTGCTGAGGCTCTAAAAACAGATGCAACCATGGCAGACTATTCAAAGCTATTAAGGGTACCAGGGTTTTTTCATGCCTCTAAAAAGACTGTTGTAACAGTTAAAGAAGACAACGATTCATCTCCATATACACTAGAACAGATTTTTAGCATGACAAACGCACAATCCTACATTGATTATAACAAAAACGAATTCGGGGGATTTAAATCAGTAGAGGTTCCAAGTCTTGATGGTCCTGTAATTACTGCAGGAGATAGATTTAGACAGATTAATAAATACTGTATGCATGTAGCTAATGATTCCACCTTATCGAGAGATGAGAAGTATTCTTTAGGCAAGGAGTTCATTCTTAAACGTGCCAGCAGGGAAGACACGGTATATATAATCAATAATGAATTAACCGATAAATCAATACGTATCATACAAGATGCTATTAACGATGTAGATAAAGAGATAAAAATCGCACAAAATGCCCTCTTATCAACCGCTGTTGAATTGCAAGAAGACACTGTAGAAGAAGTAGCACCTTCCTTTGTCATTCCTGATAGACTTATTTTAGATGGTCCTCTTGGTGACTTAGTCAAACAGATATTAAAACACTCTTCTTATCCAAACGTTACTATCGCATTTAGTACAGCGTTAGCAGTTATGTCTGGGTTAAAAGGAAGAACACATTTTGCCCCAAAAAGTGGTTCACCTTGCCTATACATTTTAACTGTTGGAGACACAGGTGTTGGTAAGAGTGAGCCAATGACGATGATGCAAAATACTATAATCAATCTTGGTTATGGTTCATTAGTTCAAAACTCCCTGCGGTCAGACCAAGGTATTCTTACCCATATGTCTGAAAACAACAGTATGGGCATCATTACTATTGATGAGATAGCTCCATTTTTAAAAGTTGTACAAAGTAAAAGAGCTGCTCCCCATGAAATAGCAATGGAAAGAGTTCTTCTAAAATACTATGGCGCTGCAGCTATGCACAGCGATTATTGTGGTAAAGTAGGAGGCTCAAAAAATGAGATAGTCCTACATAATCCTATGCTGGCTGTCCAAGGGTTTACCGTACCGTATGAGTTTGAAACACTGTTTAATATAGACGCCCTTAATAAAGGTTTACTATCCCGCTTCCTGCCTTTTGAAATCGGAATAGAAGAAAGCCTTTACAATGAAGAGAGCGATAAGTACACATTAAAAGACGTTGTCTTAAAATCAGACCTCTTTCCTGATAGATTTGTTGATGCTGAGGAGATGTTAGAAGACTCTGAAGGAGAAAAAAAGAAGGTTAAAAAGCTTCAAAACGATGCCCCTCTAGTCCGTAAAAACATGATTTGGACCCCTGATGCCTATAGAAGAGCGGTAGAGATAATCCATTATTATAGATCAATCTTTAATAAAAGACGTGCCTCAAAGGATCCAGATGAAAGACTACTTACCCCATTAACCACCCGTTACGCTGAGCAATGCATTAGAATGGCCTGTGTTTTTTCTAAAGATGAGATCGAATTGTCTGCAGTTGAATACAGTATGAAGATAATAGAGTTTCTTCACCAAGCTACGTTTAAAATAGCTTCCAATACTATTGGCCGTGGCAAAGGTACAGAACTCTTACAAACCGAGGAGTATATTATAGCTGTTATTGAAAGATTGACTAAAAAACACGGTACCTGGGTTCCTAAAGCATCGGTATATGATAGCTGCAGAAAAAAATTGGGGTTATTACCTAAACCATTTTATGTGATTTTAGATAGTCTTATACAAATGAGGCATGTCTTATACAATCCAAGATATATAAATGTTAAGAACGTTGATAGGTCTACTACTGTGGAGGCTGTCACGCTGCCCAAACTGGTAAAAATTCCTTAGAGGTGTCCTTAGAGCCGGAATTAACATAACTAATCAATATTATTAATAAATACCCTTATTGGTGTACCAGTTGCCGGATGTAAGAACACCTCTAAGAACACCAATAAGAGCTGTAAGCTATTGAATACACTCATTAATTCCTTATTGGTGTACCAAAAACAGCCTTTTAGAGAGTCACAAGTATAGGTAGAGAGATAAAAAATGGGATATAAATAGAAAATTTAAAAATGGGAGGGGGTGGGGGTAAAATGGTACACCAATAAGGAATTAATGTTTAATAGAAATATAAGTATGTAATATATATATATATATATTATCATATATACATCTCTAAATCCTTACAGGTGTTCTTAGTGGTGTCCTTACAGGTGTTCTTAGAGGTGTACCACTTTTTTTGGTACACCAATAAGGAATCACACTGTTCTATCTATTAAAACAATTATTTCTGGGTAAGGTCAGCCATAATATTTGCTAAGAAAGTCTTGGCAGGAGGAGTAAAGTATTTGTAGTACTTCAGGATGGTATCAAGGTTAGGGATACGCTCGCCCCTTTCAATTTTATAGATTGCATCCCGTGTTAGTCCTAAGACCTTGGCAAGTTCATCAATGGATAAGTTTCCTCTAAGGGTTTTAAGGGTGTACATAGTTTGGGTCTCTTTGTTTAGTCGTTAATAGGGTAATGAATTGGTTAAATGAGGTAATTAATAGGGTAGCTCTTAGCGGTGTTAAGTCTGTTAGCATCGGTGTATGTTGGTTAATCCTACAGGGTCGGTTAAGTGTTGGCAGGGTTTCGCCCATAGCATCTAGGGGAATCGGTCGGTTAATGTTAAAGACGTAGCCTTGAGGCGTATAAGAGCATTTTAAGGGTGTCAGTTTGGTCATTTAAAGTACTTCCCTAAGTAAGCAAGATTCATTTTGGAACATGAGCCCGTGTTATAAGCGTTTACAGCAGCCTTCCAAGTGATACACCGGTGCTTTAAAGATTTTAAAAAATTGGCCCCCGTTGTTAGGTTAATTATTGGGTCTAAGAGTTGCCTAGGATGGTTTAAATCAGGGGCATTATAGCCCATAATCTGCATAAGACCGTAAGAGGTGCTGAGGTCAATCAATTGTGCATCCGTGTAGTGTTTGAAGCTTGGATGACGTTTTAGGCGGTAGTATTCTTTACGCTCGAATCGTTCAGCTTGTGGGTTAAAATTAGACTCGATGCGGATTAGGTCGGTTAATATCGGTAAAGGGATGCCGTAATCTGTGGCTATTTGACTTACTAAGTTGGGTTTAGTGAATTGCTTAGGTGGTTCTTTGTGTTGGGAATGTTTACAGGATGTTAATAGTGTTAAGGATGCGGCCAATAATAGAGCCTTAATACATATCACATATGTATTATCATGGAAAAATGAACGTGTCAAACGGTTGTTTGATTGTTTTAGTGTGTTGAGAGTGTATGGGTAGGATATGCATCGGTTAATACATATCACATATGTATTACTATTTTTTTGAGATTCGGTCAAATCGTTAATCATCTTGGTATGTGACTCTCCAATGCTATTCGAATCTGTTTTAGTCGCTCTTTGTCGTTTAGTTCTGATATTGAGAGCGTTACCCGTGTCTCTTCTTCCTTGACTATCTTTTTTTCGAGAATTAAAACTACTTCCCTTAGAGAGCTTAATAGCAGGTCGGTTACTGTTTGAAATTTTGGAGGCATAGCGGTTAATTTCCTAAATTCAGGTTGATAGCTGTTTTAATCAAAAATGCTTTAGGTATGTTAAACCTTCTATGCGCTATGTGAATGAGTCGCTCAATTGTATATCCATGGTCATAAGTTAGGTAATCGGCTAAACCTTGCAATGATTCAGGGTGACCATGTGCACAATCTGCGAGAATCGAGCGTACAAAGTCTATACGTTTGTTAAGTGAGTAAATTTCTGTTTTCATAAAGATAATCCCCAAGAGATAAGTGAATATAAAAATACCCCGAATGTCAGTAATGCTATTAATAGTCCTATAAGTGTTTCCATTTAATACCTCACTGATATAAAAGTATTATCATCGTGCGACAATCCGCATAGAATGTAAGCAACGCGATTTACTAGTGCTCTACCGTTTGAAATATATAATTTTCCGTCACAGTCTAAGATAGTCCATATAAATCTTTCAGGTATTTGATTGATAAACTCTAAATCCTTCCCATATGTTTCAAACTGTTTAAGTGAATCACCGTCAACTATTGGCCTGTATTTTTTGAACCATGTTTTATAGTGCATATTGTTTTCCTTTAAGTGTTTTAAATAAACCAGTGAACGCACTTGTTACAGTGCGCTCCTTTGCTTTACTTAATGAAGCTACTACCGTAATGTAATATTGCGAGTATGCCCACAAAACTAGTGCCATTAATTAAATACTTGATAAATCCGTCCATAAAATTTGCTCCTTAATTGTGATTTAATTACTTTCCTAACAATTCCCCTAAAAAACTCGGAGCATTTGAGCGTTTTGTTTCCTCCATTTCTTGAGTGTTACGTGCTGCAAAGTATTCCGTATGTGCATCGATAGACGATTTACCATTAGTTATAAGGCCATTTTGCATATCACTATATGCCTTCATACCTTCAGGTGTACCAACTACTGCAACGCATCCAATGGCATTAATTACCATGGTTACGAGTAATACGTAGCTAATAATTTTGTATGTTGTTTCTGTTTTCATAATGTTTCCTTTTGTTTTTAAAAGAAGGATTATTCCTTCTAGTATAGTTATTCGGTTATTTTGATGTATTACTTGAGGTAATAGTTTCAATATAATTCGGATTTTTTATTCTTTTATCTACCATTCGAACAGGGTAAGGAGAATTTTCTCTATACTCTTTGATTCGTTGTCGTGCTTCTTTAAATGTTTCTTCATAGCATTCGCACTCCCATCCTTGCCCATAGTTTCCTTGTATCTCGTAACCATAAATGTACTTATTATTTTTCATATTGTTCATTAATTAAAATAAACTTTTATTTTTGTATCATTAAAAAACCATTGCCTAGAATCATCATCTAGTATAAATATACATAGGTGATTAGGTTTTGAGCCTTTTACTCTCACAGTTTTGACCTTGGCTGTTCTATAATAACCAAAACAAAACCATTCGATTCTATCTCCTTCTTCAATTTGATGTGCATACAAAAATCTTGGTGGATTGTGTGCTATATTCATATATTTCCTTATTTTTTATAAAACTTATCTCAATGCACGATAGTATAATTGACCGATAATGTTCTTATCATTGGACAATTATTATTCAGCTTCTTTAATAAAAACATGCATTGGGAATTGAACTGCGAATGTATAAGCAATCCAGCGCATGAGTGTTATCATGTTAGATGTGAATTGTTC